TTTTCGGTACGCTTTTTCCGGGAATCGCTTTCCCAGCTCCTAGCAGAGCTCTTGATGATACAACTTATTTACATGGCCCGCCCTATCTACGGAGGCTGGGTCTCCTTTACCGCCCATCTGTCCTTAAAATACTCCCTACCACTCTATAAAATCGGCTCAAAGACTGAAGAGAAACAGCGGGACTATGGCTACGGAGTCAAGTACCAAAATCGTGCACCAAACGACCTCCCCAAAGGAAGGATTCTTATCACAGCCATCGATAAGACATATTACGAGTTCTTGGACAAAATGCCTGACGGCACCATGATTGTCATCCACGATCCTACAGAAGTCTCTGGAAAGGGAAAGGAACCGGTCCTCCGAAACCTGGCCCGGTTCAAGGTCATCACCATCCGAGAATCGGTCAAGGCCTTTCTCAAGGACCAGTTCGGAATCAAAAGTAAATTTGTCATCCATCCCTTTTATGAATATCCCTTTACAAAGACCAAATCGCCTGGAGGCGCCGTGAGCATCTCCCGTATTGACTTTGACAAGCATACGGATATTCTCTTGAAGGCAAATAAGCAGCTCAAAGACCCTATTGATATTTACGGTGCCATCAATCGGCAATATGTCTTTTTCAAGCTGAATGATCTCGGCTTCAAGCGCTTCTATAAAGGGCCTTTTGAGAAGAGTTTTGAGGATCTCGATGAGATTCTCTCCGACGCTAAATATGTTGTAGATATGAGCGTGATTAAAAACGACGGTGGTGGCTCACAGTACACGTTCTTGGAGGCCATGTACCAGGGCTGCGCCCTTGTTATCAATGCGAAATGGGTTACAGGCTCCAAGACGGAGTTTGAGGATGGCAAAAACTGCTTTGTTGTTGCCGATGAAGAGGAACTTGCGACCCTGTTAAACAAGGACCCAAGCACTGCTCGTGTGCTAAAAGGCGCCAAGGAGCTCTTAAAGCCCCATATTGAGGTTAACTGGCCCAAGGAGCTTGCTCGCCTGTAGGCTTGCTCGCCTGTAGGCTTGCTCGCCTGTAGGCTTACTGGCCTGTAGGCTTGCTCGCCTGTAGGCTTGCTCGCCTGTAGGCTTATAGCGCATACTTGAGCCCCCCCATGCCAGAAACAATCTCGAGGAAGTTAATATTCTCTACATATATGTCAATGTCATACGTATAGCTAGTATTTACAGGCAACGGCCAGAAATCCATATCAATCTGAAAGTTACGAATACGACTCGCATTCAAAGATCCCGAGGGTTGTACCGGCGAGTTTTCGAGCTGAAACGAATACAAGGGAAGGCCCAGCTGACCAATACCCTTCGCATACTTGTACGGGGAATATGTGGTGAAAAAATCGACATTCTTCGTCTCTTGAATCTCATTTCCATCACAGAGTACATGAATACTGCGGATCATCTCTTGCTGCATTCCTGCTAACAGTAAACCGGAATAGCTGATACCCGTCACACCAGGTGTTACGGTAAATGGATACTCCGGATAGGTATACCAGTTTGTAAAGTTCGCAAAATCATTTCTATACCTACTATCTGAACGACGCTGGATAAAAATCATTCGTGTGAGCGGATTATGGGCTTGTAAATCAAGCACACTGCGGGTGGTTTGTCCATAGTTTGGAAACCCCGTGACTTGTTTAATAAGATAAGACAATGGCCTCGTGGCAAAGATAATCTGTTCCTCTCGTGGAAGATAGATGAAGTTCGCTTGAAGTCTCGGATAAAATGTGGACCAGGTGTCAAGACTTGGTACACTAAATCCAATATCTGTAAGAAAATAGCGAATGTTTCCTGAAATATCTGATGCTGAAGTATACAATGGCATATTATTGAGCGCAGTTGCCAGAGGCGTCGCAACTTGCCATCCTGGATTTACACGATGTCCGTAGTTGTCTAGAATGGTATAGAGTTGTGAAATCGGATTCAATGTGATTCGAACTTCACATTCATGATACTGTAGACCAACCAAGGGAAGAGCTTTAGAGAAGGCATCGGAAAAAAAGAAAGATAAGGGGACATGAATATCACGCCCGAAAATAGAGGGGCGATTTGTCTGCGCCCCTGGCGCAGAAGTGTTTCGTACCACATTTGGGTATCCAGAATACAGTGTTGTCACCGGACTATAGGACGCATATTCACTTGTCCCAGGAGAGATTAGTGCATCAGTGTCTCCCACCAGTATCCTCCACTTTTGAAAGGAATCCTGGTCATGGTCAAGTTCCGCAGCAGCCAATAGATAGGCACCATCAAACTCCTGAATCCTCTGCCCTCCAATCGAAAAACTTACCTTGTTTAGTATCGCTGCGCCAAGATACCGAACCCATTGAAACTCGTATTGTGACACACGGTAAATAGGATTCGCATCATCGCCTCCGATTTGCTTCGAGTTTGGAGGAACATATTTACTATAAATATCGGGAATATGGAAAGAAAAGACAAGATCTGACAAGAGATCTCCATACCGTGGAATCTTTGCCCGGAGATCTACTGTTGTGTCGAACCCAGGCTCATTCGGCCCTTCCAGTGCAATCGTAATATTTTCCATTGCAAAATGGGAATATCGCTTAAACACCTTATAAAAATATGTCATCTGCGGATTTCCGCTTAAGATAACATTCTGCGTCCCGTATGCAACAAGAGCATATAAACCTCCTCCTGCCATAGGCAAATCCTTACTGGAAGACAAGAGATTATATGTTAAGGTACTTACGTAAGACCCTATGAAATAGGCACTTGACGGTACATGGATGCGAGTCTTAACGAGCCAACTGTTGATGAGCCCACCAGTCATCTGCCAAATAGGGAGGGCGCTGCATGACCTTCGTATTTGTTTTTGTTGATGGCCCTCTACTCATTAAGTTCTGTATCTCAGTTACAGATAAGGCGTACCGGGTATAGATAAGATTTGAGAGATTTCCAGAAAAACTCCCTGCGATGCGAAGAGTCTCGGACCCCAACACAGGCGGGGCCCGTGCGCCAGTAAGTTCTACAGGAACATTTGAAAACATAACGATATCTTGAAAGTTCTGGTACGGAAGTGTGTCTGTAAATGGGATTCTCGTCGCAAGCTCTCCATTGATAAAAATGTCCAGGCCATTTTTATAGCAGTTTAAGACAACGTGAACCCACTTTTGGATAGGAAAGTTTGTAACATCAGCGTAGGTGTACGGATTTTTGTAGGTGTTCATGACGACTCTCATTGTATTATCTGTCGCATTCATGAACACCCCAGGCCCCATAAGAGGCCAGGGAAATCCATATCCTTTATGAAAGACGTGCCTGAATTTATCCTGATTATCAGGGGCGAATGTTGCAGGGAGAACATAAATATAGAACGAATAGGCAAACTCAATGCCCGTGCGTTCATTTACTGATAGTCCGATTGGCTTCGCATCAGCATATTTAGATGCGTCCTGGTGGATCGTAACACTAGAATCTTGAGAGTTCGCCGTGTAGTCGAGAATGGTTTGATAGCGGCTTCGTGCATCATAGATACTTTTATATATAACTTCACCAGTTAATGCAACAATAAAGATTAATGCTACGATTCCAAGTCCACCTATAATCTGACCGGAAGAATCATTGCCTCCTGTTGCCATTCCGTATTGACCTGCATAACTCATTCCTACTACCGTGTTGTGCCAAAATAACTCGACCCTTTAAGGCTTGAGTTGTTTTGGCCTGCCATTAGCGAATTAAGGTTAACTTAGTTTCGCCCCCTTAAAAATAGAGATTATCCAGGAAAAGAGATCCAAGCTTACTCCATTCGGTCCAGAAAGATATGTTTTGTAGATTTCATCGGGATTCATGCTATAACTGCCTACGGTGGTATTTCCTATATAGCCGTCGAAGCCGCCACGTTCAGTTATACTAATAGTCGCATCCTCAGTAGGATCCACTTTAAAATAGGATGGTGTGATACAGGAGCGGATGAGTTTTCCATCAATGTATACATCAACCGTCTTGCCTGAAAGAACAACGGTTACCATCGTCCAGCGCTGAAGGTCGATTTCGGGAATATCACATTGAAGAGGTGTTCCGTTTAGAAGAGAATCATCGGCCGCCATGGGCAGAAACATGCCATTAACGGCCGCCTTACTCAGTGTGCCAGGCTTATCAGTCGAGTTCGAGGTGGTGGTTATGGTTGTGGTTCTGGTTATCCTGCTTCCACTGCCGCTGCCACTGCCGCTGCCACTGCCTGTACCACGAGTACCAGTACCAGTGCCAGTGCCTGTACCACCAGTACCACGAGTACCAGTCCCTGTACCACCAGTACCACTCGTACCCGTGCCTGTACCACCAGTACCACTCGTACCCGTGTCACCAGTGCCACTAGTGCCGCTAGTGGAAGTCTGAAATCCCTCCCTCGCATTATTCATCACACTCTTCACACGATTCACAATCGCACTTGTATAGTCGCTAACAGGATTCTCGAAACTCTCCGTAGGGTCGGTAAACTGTGTTCGTACAACAAGTGAGTTCTTGAATGCGCCTATTGCAATAAGCAATGTAGAAAAATGTACCCCCTTAATCTCAAGCACATGCTTCCGCTTATTATTTGTATTCAAACTGTTCAAGTATATCCACGTATTTACAGAATAGTCTCCTCCCTCATACGGTTTTGGAAAGGGAGGTAGAGTCGCTGGAGGATCATTTCCAGCCCGCTGAGAAGGAATCAGTACAGTACTGCTAGAATACGCAGACGTGTTTAAAAATCGGTATAAATAGTATATTAACAAGAGCCCAACGATTACAAAAAGAATATTTATGATCGAAAAGATGCTTGACCCACCATCTGGCGCATTATAGCCCCTATCAGCCATTTCTATAGTATCGTCAAAAATAAAACTTGCCATTATGCGTAAGGTGTTGACCACTCATATAGGGGATTTGCCGGTCGTATCGATGGACTAGCTATACAGCCTTCGGGTGGACATAGATTTATATAGGGAATGTAGGAGGTCAATCCACTAAAGATGGTCGAAGTGTAGTTTGGAACAATCCCACCCACACGGTCTAAACTCATTGGATTCTCTGAATCGTTGAAAAATGGTCTTCCACGAGTATCGGCATATTGGGCGTATTTGTCTGCCACATCTTTACTCGAGAGGCGATAGTTATAGACATTAGCAATAATCAGCTGACCTTCTAGACCAAGAGAACCGGAGGTAGTGGCCGAAAGAGCACCCATGGGATATATTGGATATTGGGTACTTTTTGACAAAATCAAGGTATCATTATAAAATACATCGAACCGGCGCCCCTCCCTGCTTAGTGTCACATAGGTCCATTTTTGTACATCTAATGCGGGCAGTACCATAGATTCGGAATACGTCTTAGTCGCATCCTGTGTTTTAACAACCATCTGTACTGCGGCTTTTCGCTGACGACTTGCATCCGGGACAACAAGAACCTCCAGAAATACTACACCACCAATATTAAACACCTGTTTGTACCCTGTATGAACACAGTTCGTGCAGTCGCTCGAGTTCGTATTCGTCCCAACAGTCGTCCCGCAAATACAGATAGAGTATTCACCATTTTCACAGGATGATCCACCAGATGCGCCACAGGAAGAATATGTTGCCGTACGATTTGCCTGACTTAAGAAGACAAAGGCTGAAAATGTACCGGCAGATCCATTTGTAAAGGGGGTCGTTCCCTGCCTATTAATAATTTCAAGAGGTTTCTGATTTAAATCAAAGGGGCCAACAGCGCTCGCATTGAGTTTAGGAACATATTTGGGGGAAAAATAAAATACAACTACTGAGGCTAATACAATAGCTGTTAAAAATAATAACCATATCCCCCCTTCCATATCTAACGATATGGAAGAATATCTTCCCTACTTGGCCTAAGCAGAGCTCATTGGTGCGGACTCATAGACTCGAATCTCTTTTGATGACAGAAGTCTCGGCCACATGGACATGTTTGCGATAGTGATTCCCCCTATATCAGGTGCTATCACAGGTGGAAAAAAATCTGTGCCCGTGATTTGTTTGAGACTACCTGGCACATTTATTGTCGATTTCAGGGATCCATTCATATAGACTTCCACAAACGAGTCAGCCATTACAATAGTTAAACGAAACCATGTTGTCTTGGAATCAGGACGTATCATCGCAGACATTGATTTTTCTCCACTCGCTGTGACTACAGTTACCTGAATTTCTTTACTCACTCCATCTGCCCACACAATAAGATTCGTGTTTTGATACACATCACTCAGTTTTGTCGTGGTCGCAGAAGCATAGCTTGTGACTGGCGCAGTATCCCTATAAAGAATCGCAATAGGATACCTCTGCATATTTGTCTGCGTGGAAGGGTCTATTTTAACATCAACACCGATGGTATAGTTACAAATATCAGGTAGGGTTGTCCTAGGAATCGTTTTATTTCGTTGATTCGCAGGAGTAGCATCATTGTTCTTGTATGCCATTTCTCTATCGCCTGTTCCTGAGATGATAATAATGCCAGGATCGTTTGCGGTTAATGCAAAGATAGGAAAGATGGTATAATGAACGAAAACGAGAATCAAAAAGATGATTAATATGCTGAGCGAACTATAATACAGGAACCCGAAGATTGACATCGCCATGGTACTTTGAGAAGTAGAATAAAAGCTATTATAACCACTCATACCGTCTACCGTGTTGTGCTAAAATAAGTGCAGGCCCTAGGGTGCGCTTAGTTTAACACAAGTTCGCAACTACGCAGCAAGACTCCTTTACTTTGCTGCCTTTCTAGTCTTTCCCCGCTCTTTCATATCTCCTTTCTCAGGATGAAACTGGATGCGGGAGTAATAGGCCTGTGTCTCGGCCGGCTTACATCCACGAATCTTCTCTCGCAAATAGCAGACAAAGGAAATCCGAGTGAATGGTTTCTCACCGCCCATGGTGCCGGTGCCCGCATCGTCATGATGAATCTTAGGCAGCTTTTTATTGAATGCCTTATCCTCGGCATTCTCAACCAGTTCCGTATTACAATGCCATTCGTGGACGTCCATCGCAAGAAAATCGCCCGTGCGCACATTGAAGCCAACCCCAAATCGGGGGAATAAGGTGGCGCCCCCCGAGTATTTGCCCCGCTCAATCACGGAAAGATTACCGTAGCCTTCCCTAAAATCCCCATCATCCATGTGAAGCGCTGTCTGAAAGTTGCGATTAATCGTAATAGAAGAAAAAGCAGTATCTGCGACCTTGTACATCTTTTTCTGAGATGCGGCAGCTAGCTGCTTCGCATGCGGACCCGGAATGAGCTTTTTAAATGCGTGGTCAATCGCCTGAATAAAGGGGATGCCATGCTTGTACTGATGGAAATACTTTTGTGTGTAAGATGTTAGGCGACAGGGCAGCTTCATAAAGGGAGTTTGTTCAAAGTAGCCGAGTACGGAACTAAAGACGTTATTGTTCACGCGCATCTTAGACAGTTTTCCTCCAATCGTGTACCGTGCGGACCATTTGTTAATATCCGTAGGGTTCCTCTTTTTCCAGTAGTTCGAATCAGCCTTGATTGGGCCTGCTGCTGCGCCCCTGTTTCTCGAGGCCGCTGCTGTCTGATAATAGGCCTCCCAACCTGTCTTAATCAGGTCATTGGGAAGCACGTGTTTCCGAAACCTCGCCAGCAACTTCTTCTCACCATTCTCCTTACCATAGACATCTACATCCTCATCGAAAATCTCCTTCACTTCCTTGTCCGTGAAGTACGTGCCCTCCCGCCCCTTTATCTCGTCGTTCGTCATCACGGGTTCCACAACAACTTCTCTTACCTTTAATGCAATGGCTTTTGCCGGTGTTGAAGGAATCTGTAAGCCCTCATAGATTTCGGGCTTGTAGACTTTCTCAGAATGAGTGTTTTTTCTGGATAGGCCCCGTTTTTTAGCGGCCGCCCCGCCATTTGCGAAAGCGAGCATCTACTATAGCTTAGAGAATCTTCTCCCCCTTTGTTGTCCACCACAGTAGGGCGCCGGCGAAAAACACTACGCCTCCTCCGATAAGACCCCCTTTTACCATAGACCGCATATCAGTCTCATCCAAATCTGCTTGATTAATCACTGGTGAAGTTCCCCGTGTCCCAATACGTGCATAAAACATAATCGACTCTTTCTCAGAGATGATGGGTTTATCCAGACTCTTGTTCACGGCATTATGGACATTCACTGTCCACCGAAAGAGATCCTCTCGTCGATCAAGATGCGGGGAGATTGGAAACTTCTGTAGATGGGTCGTGTAGTGCTCCCTGCATTTTGGGCACGGAATAAGCTGCGCAAGACTCTCAAAAAAGTCTTTCGCAGCACGCTTATGTGCATATGTGGGTTTTTCGGGAAATGATAGCGCAGTAATATGCATAGTGTGCCAGAAAAATGGTCCCCATACAGAAGGTGGAAGTCTCATTCTGTTCCTTCTATTGACCTTATAGTTCATTTTTACAATGCCTAAACGCAGCACACTAAAGACTGTAGCGATCCGAACGGATAGTATGTTACCATTTTATAGAAAATCAGGCAGTTTTTTTTCGGGAATATCCTGTACAAACTGTTCGGGAGCAGGGCACACAGCGAAACACTGTACGAAGCCAGTGACAAGTTATGGAATAATACTGTTTCGATGTAAGAAAGGGTGGAATCAGGCCGCCGTACTCCAATCAGAGAAAGGATGTATAACTGGATTTGAATCAGCGGGGATCGAGTATTTGCTTATTCAGCGAAAGGATAGTATTGCGTTTATTGAGATAATTCGGGGCAAATACAAGTTGACTGAACTCGACTATATTAAACACACTATATCTGGAATGACAGCAGCGGAGCGGCAGAAACTTCTTACAGTGCCCTATGATGAACTCTGGGAAAACCTTTGGGGGCCCACGAGAGATGCGCAAAACACATATCGTCATGAAAAGGAGCAAGGGCGGCAGAAACTGGATGCGCTCCGCAGTGGAACTCCCTCGCTTGACACGCTGATTAAAGAGTCGAACACACTGTTTGATACTCCTGAATGGGGATTTCCAAAAGGGCGGAAAAATATCAATGAGACGGAGCATGCGTGTGCGCTACGTGAAACCTGGGAGGAAACCAATATTAAATCCGCAGATATTGTCACTATTGATAATATGGATCCAGTTACAGAAGTCTTTACTGGTTCAAATGGGATTCAATATTGTCATAAATATTATATCGCATACACGTCGCAGGGTATTGGAGAAGAGAGTGTGGAGTTGGCGTCAAAGACAAATGAGCATATTAAGCGTGAAGTGGGTGATATTCAGTGGTGCTCTTTCGATAAGGCAATGTCTCTTATCCGCACTGAGAATCCTGAAAAACGGGACGTATTGCTCCGGGTTAATAATATCCTACAGAAGTTTTGCGCCCTTCAAGTGGGTGTGGCGCTAGAATAGCGGTTTAATATCCTAGGTGTATCATAGATGGAGTCGGTTGGTGAAGATACGGTTGCACTTAACGAAGATATTCTGCGTAAGTGGAACAGTTATGAGTTGTCCTTTGCTGAACGGGATGGCCTGTTAGCGCAAATGGAATCACGAGGGCTGTATCCAAAGGTTATGGATGCGGTTGATGAATGGGAGACGGAGGGTGGCTTATATCCAGACATTGAGGATCCTCGTTTTGCCGAGAAAATCATGAGAAAGCAGGAGTTTGCTGAAAATAAGCAGGAGAGTATTGCAACGCAAATGGAGAATGATGTGAATCCGTGCGATCCCGATAAGGAGTTTGAGCTGACCCCTGTTCAGCGATTTATAGGCCGATTTATGTCGCCTCAATGCCCGTATCAATCTGCTCTCTTATACCATGGTGTAGGGGTAGGTAAAACCTGCGCAGCCATCACAGTGGCTGAAAACTATTTACGTGCATATCCGAGACGCTCTGTCATTATTGTTGCGCCAAGAAACATTCAGCCCGGATTTCGCAGAACGATTTTTGACGACGAGGCGCTGAAAATCTCCGAGTCGGGTGTAAATACGGCAAATGGCTGCACAGGCAACAGCTATTTGAAGAGAACATCTACTGAGTTCGAGCGAGAAAAGCCCACTATTGTGCGCCGAGTAAATCAATCCATACAGAGCCGATACACCTTTCTTGGGTACATTCAGTTTCATCGGATGATTGAAGATATTTTGAAGAATATTCCTAGGACGCTCGACGAGGCTGCGACACGGGCACGTTCTATTCGTCTTCTGCGTCGAGAGTTTAGTGGCCGCCTAGTCATTATTGACGAGGCACATAATCTGCGTGATACCCCTGGAGCCGTCGACGATGACGCAGATAATCCTGGGGGTGATATGGAGTTAACCGAAACTCAGGCCGGCAAGAAACTTACTCCCAGCCTATTAAAAGTTCTGGAGTCCGCTGAAGGAATGAAGTTGGTCCTGTTAACTGGTACCCCTATGTACAACTCTTACCTTGAAATCGTGTTCTTATTGAAACTTCTGTTGACAAATGATAAGCGCATTGTTCTTTCCCAGAAGGATATTTTCTTACCTGATGGGCGATTCAAACCTGCGATAAATGGGCGTAAATCGGGTGAAGAGTTGCTGGGTTCAGCCGCAAATGCATACGTGAGTTTTATGCGTGGTGAGAATCCTCTTTCGTTCCCTGTCCGTCTCCCCCCTCAAGGAACGCCAGTTCTCGCCCAGTGGGCGGCGACAACGCCAACCGGCGACCCTATTTCCCCAGAAGCCGCAAAGCGCATGTTACGTATGCCATTTGTTCCTGTACAGTTTGAAGGCGAGTCTATGACTACCTACAGACAGATTTCACAGGATGTCGTTGAAGCGGGGGGGCTAAGCGTGGGCAGTATAGATGAAATGGTACAATCTGGAAACTGGTTGTTTCCAGGAGTAGATGGTCCTGCGATTCGTGATGCTGGCTTCGACGAATGCTTTAAAGATATTGGTTCAGGGGGGCCGTCCCAGTTCACTGCTCAGAATGGCCCGCCGACCTGGCTTCTTAGTTCAGCCCTTGGCACGGTGTCACCAAAGGCAAAGTTTGTCTTAGAGAGGGCACGGACAGCAAAAGGCGTCCTGTTTATCTATAGTCGATTCATTAAATCGGGGGCGTTACCTCTGGCTCTTGCCTTAGAGGCAAATGGATACACGCCATGGGGAGATAGACGTCCTCTCCTTACAAATGGCGCACAGACGGGTGAAGGTCTACAGTGCGCCTTGTGCTCAAAGCGGCAAAAGATGCACGCAGGTTCTGACCATAAATTCGTTCCTGCGAAATATATATTGATTACTGGGCGTGGAAATATATCTCAGAATAATCCGGTCGCAATTCAGGCTTCACGAGCCAGGACAAACGTTGATGGTCGAGATGTGAAAATCATTATTGGTTCACAGGTGGCCTCAGAAGGTGTGGATTTCCGATTTATTCGAGAGATTTATATCTTTGATAGCTGGTTTCATTTGAATAAGATGGAACAGGTCCTTGGGCGTGGTATTCGTACATGCTCACATATATTGCTTCCAGAGGAACAGCGAAACTGTACAACATATCTTCTTGTCAATACGTTTGCTGACGATACCGAAACGGCGGATCTCTATATGTACAGAAAGGCAATGATAAAGGCGATTGAAGTTGGGCGGGTGACACGTGTATTGAAGCGCTATGCGCTAGACTGTAATCTCAACCGAGAAGCTATTATTGTTACAGGGCTCTCCACGCAGTCGCATATAGATTCACAGGGAGTTCAACGAGAGGAAGTCAATGTAAACGATACCCCCTATTCGAATCTCTGTGACTGGATTGAAACGTGCGAATATACGTGTGCGAAACCTATTGCGGTTGGCGAGGGCCCGGTAGATTTGAGTACCTATGATGAATATGCGGTAAAATGGAGGGAGACGCAGCTTAAATCTGCCATACGACACATCTTTGAGGTAGAGAAACAGCCCCAGTTTCAACTCGATGAGATTTTGGATGCAATGTCTGGAGTTCCTCAGAGAGCCATTTCAGGGCTTTTATCGGATATCGTCGGAAATCGCTCTTTCCGTGTTCGGGTTGGTGCAGCAGAAGGATATATCGTGTATCGCAATAACTATTTTATGTTTCAACCAGATTATCTGGCCGATATTCGTGTCCCCCTTGCCTTGCGTGTAGCCGATGTGCCAGTTAAGCGAGATGCGTTTGACCCTGCTGCAATCACCCTACAGAGAAAACCAGTTATTCCAGCAGTAGTAGCAGCACCAGCAGCGGCACCAAAAGCAGAAGCAGAAGCAGCAGCAGAAGCAGAAGCAGCAGAAGAAGCAGCCGAAGGAGAAGGCGAAGCAAAAGAAAAAGCAACCACAGCCCCAGCAGAGCCAGTGCCAGGCACCATACAGGAATATTGGCGTTCTATTTCGAACTGGGCGGCAGCCATTTCAACAGGGAAATCTTTCGTTGATAATATTCCCGCCACAGTCTTAGCCTCTGTTGCTACACGCTATGTAGGCGACGAACAAGCACGAGAGAAGGCTTGGCTTACTATGGTTAGCTGGTTATACGAACATATGCAGATGAGTAAGGAGTATTCACCCGAACAAAAAGCCGCATATTTAAATGGACTCGCAGAAACACTCTTGGAGTTTATCTGGGATGAAAGTCTTCGTCCAAGTGAGCAGCTTCAGTTGATTCAATCAGGAGATCCCAGCGCATTGAATGCGGCTAAAGAACAGATCGTAACAAAAGATGGGGTGACCGCATTCCGATTCGTCGATTCCATTACGGGAGTACTTAAATACATGTGCGGGACAGTAGCCTGCGCTGAAGCAGTGAGGAAAGAGTTTGAACTCAATCCTCTGGATCCCTTGCGAACACTTGCTGTGAATACAGATACAACTGGAGCCTTGTATGGCTTTAATGTACCAAAGGCAAAAGAACGGCGTCTTATCTTCAAGACAAGCTCACCCCCACCCCCTGGAGGAAAGTTGGAAAAGGGGGGAGAATGTGCCATTATTAGTACGATTTCATTTCATATAACAATGTTAAAACGTATTTCAGATATGCTGGCCGATGAGGGATTTCCAAGATTCATTTTAACCGATGATATCCTTGATGAAAAGGCAAAAAAGAAGATGGAGAAGGAAGCCGCAAAAGCAGCGGGTAAGGCCGTTGTGGTTCAGACTCGGCGCCCTGGAAGAACATTTGAAAATGCTGTACGAGCCTGCGCACTCAAAAACATTATCTTGCGCTGGATGGATATTATGAAGAGTCGCACAGAACCAAGGAGGCGCTACTTTTTGAGACCTGTGGCCGCATTCAAATCGGGGCACAAGGGCGCAGTACAAAAGATTTAGACTAATAGCAAGATTATAGCTTAAGCAAATCTTCTACTTTCGATTCTTCATATCTTACCATTGTCTGGACCAAATGGTGCTTTACATAGTGAGATGAATCTGGCACTATATATTGTGGATAGGACACTTCACCTTTCATTGCCCATCCATTTTTAAGATACACTGAAATTTTGGACTCTAACTGAGAAAGGGCGGTATCAAACGCTAGTTGTATAGACCGCTCGTCCCTGCTATCTTTAGGAGACCATTCGACTTTAAGAAACTTTATAGCAACTACCTTTTGCATTGGTGTGAGCAAGTATTGCTGACTACAGTGTCAAATTTTTCTACACGTGCCCGTATGAAATGACTATGGATCTAATGCTCTGCGTAAACAGCTTAAAATTGACAAACCCACTATAGAATAGGAGTGCAGCATGAAGTATACAGCTCTTTTCGAGGAACAGGTTGCGCTGACACCAAAAGATTTGTGCCATGATATTACATCCTTTGATGATTTACTAAAGGATAAGCTTCAGGCAAAGCTTGAGGGAAAATGTTCTCGGCATGGGTATGTTATTTCTGGAACGCTAACTGTTCTTAGTCGCTCTATGGGCACCATGGAGCGAGGGCGCTTTACAGGAAGTATTCTGTATTATATTCAGGCAGAAGCGGAGGTTATCAACCCTTCAGAGGGTGAGCTAGTTGATGGCGTGGTTATCAGAAAAAACAAGATGGGTATGTATGTCTCATATTCTGTAAAAGAGGGGGAGTCTGAGTCAGAGGCGATTCGTGTGATTGTGCCAAGGGATCTCCATATTGGCGATGAGAACTTTGAGCAGGTCGAGATTGGTGAGCGGGTTAAGGTTCAGATTAAGAAATCGAGGTTTCAGATTAATGATCCTTATATTCTTAGCGTGGGAATGTTCATTTCCTCTGCTGGAAAGGGCCTTGCTCCTATCGTTGAAGCTGAAGATGCTATTTCTGAAGAGGTAGGGGAACAGGAAGAGGAGGAGGAGAAGGAGCAGGAGGAAGAGGAGGAGCAGGAGAAGGAGCAGGAAGAGGAGAAGGAGCAGGAAGAGGAGAAGGAGCAGGAAGAGGAGAAGGAGCAGGAGCAGGAAGAGGAGGAAGAGGAACTATCCGTAGAGAACATTCCTGAGGACGCTGCGGAAACGGCAGTGTAAGACGAACAATCTAAAGAATAGAATGAGTGCATCCGCCGCATCTTTAACTCAGGAGGAATATGAACAGAGAAAACTGTTTGCCGATGAGATCAAACTTCTTACCCAAAATGAAATGGAAGAGATCTACAAACTTCTTAAGGCCAAAAAAGCCGAGTACAGTCAAAACAGTAATGGCGTTTTTTTCGATGCCTCCAAACTTCCGGCCGAAATCTTTTCTGATTTACAGAGTTTTATGCTCTTCTGTAAAAAGAATCGTGAGGAGTTTTCCCAGCACGAAGAGGCTCAGAAGCGGGCTCAGGATGCTCTCTTTCATGGCAGGGATTAAGGGCCCCCTAAAGGGACTAAAGCCCTGTCACTATATCCTAGTAATGGAGAAGCAGCCAGACACACATGGACTCACTGTACTCAAGCAACTACAGAAGTGTGTTAAAGACAATCCCCATCGGGCCATGACAGTGATTCCGATAGAGATTAGTTCAATG